TAATCCTTCAGCTTTCTTTCTTGGTGTTCGTGTTTTTGCCATAATCTATTTTATTAATTCAAAATCTTCATTTAAATAATCCTCAAATTCTTCTCCAATTGCTTCTCGAAGTCTTTCCTTGCAGTTTTTAAGCGTGTTGAAGATAGATGTTAAACTGATATCTGTCTCCTCTGCTATTTCACGCATGGATAAGTTGGTGTCTCTGTACAAATTGAAGAGCTTTATATCATACCAATGCCATGTCTCCACCTCTTCCTGTATCTTCTGCTCAATTAGATTGAATGCTTCGTGTTTTTCTAAGTTGGTTTCATCGTAACTTAGTTTGATGCATTCGTCAATTGATACGCTTTCTATTTTCTTTGCTCGCAAATGGTCAATGTAAACGCTTCTAAGAATCAACCACATTATGTTCTTATTCACAGAGTCAGTTACAATCTTATCTATATGATTTAAACGTATTATTTTGATATATGTTTCTTGAACTATATCCTCTGCAAGGAAGTATTCACCAAAGCTGTTGACTATTCTCAGCCAATCTTTATGGTGTTTTGCAAGTGTTGAAAGTTTATCCATTGATTAAATTCTAATCAAACATACGATGAAAATCTAAACAGGTAGTAAAAAAGTTTTCAACAATTAAAAAAGCCAGTGGTTAAACTGGCTCTAAATTGTTTAAGTAAATCTCCCTTGAAATGTAGTTGTCTAACTTTACAACAGTGCATAGTGTTACGTCTTTACCTTGTAGGAATTTGTCTATCTGATATTGATGGAACTTTCCTGTGTTAGATTTTATCTCTTGAACGATTTGATTCCGTGTTTTGGTACGAAGCAACATCACTAATTGCTTTCGCAATCCTCCCTCATCAATGTACATTAGAACGGAAAATCATCATTTTTTACCGTTTGCACTGATTCTTGTGGTACATATGGTTCTGAGAATGCTGCTGAGAAGAAACTTCCATTCTTTCCTTGTTTAACCCATAACGCAACTTCCATTTCTTTTCCGTTTACGTTTACTTTTCCTTTGTAGTCTGGGTGGTTTTCAGCTTTCTTATTCGTGTTTTTAAAGATTGCACCCGTGTTTAACTTGTTTTCCATTGTATATTTGTTTAATTGTTACTAAAATACGCCTCGCCAAATCCATGACACAAGGTTAAAAAATCCATACAATGCCAATGCTAAGACTGACAATGTGATAATAATAGCTAAGTTTTTCTCTTTCATTTTATTTTTGTTTAAAGGTTTTTACTTCATCTTTTAATCTTTCTAAGTACAGACAAAAGTCCATAGCCTCTTCCTGAGCATGATTAAGCCATTCTAACGCATCCAAATCAGTTCGTGTTAACATAGTTCCATATTTATCTATTCCACGCTGTGAACGTTCGTAAAACTTACTCATTACTTTTAGAACAATTGGGTCTTCTATTTTCTGATTCATGGTTCAAATGTTATTGTGTTTTTCATAAATTTCATCTCACGTTGTAAATTAAAGTTAGTTTCTTTTAACTCCCTTATCTCCTCGTAAAGTTTGTCAATTTTTAAATGCTGCTCTGAATTTTTATCAATTAATTCAACTATCATTTCTTTTATCAATTCTCTTGCTTTCATAGGAAATTAATTAAAGTGTTATAATATTCTCTGCAAAGTTCTACCTGTTCCTTAATTCGTTCAATTACTGCTTCGTCTTTCTGTACATAAAAGACTTTCACTCTGCGATTCTTTGGAATGTGGCTAAAGATATGCTTCTTTTGTATTTCGTCTCTTAAATCTAAGCTTTCTTCCATAAGATTTAACTTCCAGTGAGCTCGTCTTACTTCATCCTCAACCATAAGTTCAGGAGTATCAACAAGGCAGTAACAAAGCATTGATTGTTGTTTACCTGTTAGCCACATATAACCTTGCAGTTGGTAAAAGTAATCCTTTGTAGGTATTTCAGTCTCAAAGAATGGAAACGTTGTACCATCCCAAGAGCTTTTGACATCTAACAATACTTCATCCGTGTTTACATCGGGAGTACCTGTAATCCAATCATTCTCGAAAAACTCCTCATTCTTGTAAATGAATCCAACATCAAGAACTTCGTTTACTAAGTTGATTGATTCGTTTTCAACTTCGTTTCCTTTATCTGTGTAACGTGAGCTGAACTCTTTTCTGATTCCGTATTTATCCTGCAATACTAACTCGTGAATGTAAGTCTTTGCAGTCTGTGAAAGCACCTCACTCTTATTGCGAGGTGCTGACATAATTTTTCCTATAGCAGAGCATCTAACTTTCATAACGTGTTCAGTATATCGATTTGACCATCTGTTAAAGCAAACTTATCTTCTAATGATTGACGTGTTATCTTTCCATCGTTTAATGCTTTGACTGCATCTTGAAATCTTTTAGCATCTAAAGTTTGTTTCTTTGGTTGTGAAGGTGTGTTATCTTTTGAATCGGGGTCTGATTCCGTTTCGTCAATTAAAAACAATCCGTTTAAAGCATATTTGCGTGCATAACTTGATGCAGTTCCTGTACATTGCTCAGAGGACATTCCTTTGTGTTCTCCAAGCTCTGCGAATCCGTTTGAATGAATTACACTATCAGCATCAGAAAGTGAAGCAGTCGCCTTTAAAAATAGCTTATTGCCTACTTGAATAATCTCATCAGTTAATACTAATAGTGATTCGTGTTTTTTTAGCAATGGTTTAAGTGATTCAAGAATCTGCTCCGCACTTCTGTACTTGTACTTACCGAATGAGTTGAAGCTACCTTTTGGACATTTTAATTCTGCCTGAATTTTTAATAGATTTTTCATAACTTGGTTTTTAAGTTTAGACAAAGATATAAATATTATTGTAATTGACGCACTTTTGTTTTATATTTTTTTTCGTCCTTGTGTCCATCTGCCTAATTTAACAGAATGTAAAACGTTTTCACTTTGACTACACCACTCTAAATTTTCAATACGATTATCTTTTTTATCACAATTAATGTGATTAATTACTTTTTTGTTTTTTGGATTGTTTATAAATGCTTCAGCTATTATCCTATGTAGCATAACACGTTTTGAATGTCCATTGTTAGATAGTTTCATTCTTAAATATCCTTTTCCATTATCAAGTGGTTTTAAATAATATTCACCTTGATATTTTATATTGCATAGGTGATTGTTTGCAACGCGTTTAATCCTTCCTAAATTAGATACTTGGTAAATACCTTCGTATCCTATTACATCTTTCCAAATTTCCATTTTCTTTTATGTTAATTGTCTAACTTTTGTTTTATACTCTTTAATTAATTGTTGCAGCTCATCAGCAGTCCATTTTTTTGTAACGTGTCTTTTTGCTTCCAGTTCATCAAATCTTTTTTGTCCGATTTTAGAACATAGCCTTATTCGATATTCCAACAAGTTACCTGATAAGAATTGATTACAGGTAATGCAACTTGAATGTACATTATCTTCATCGAATCTTACGTTATGGTGATTGTTTGCGTTCCAAAAGTGAGAAGCATTTACTCTACCTTTGATTGGTTTACCACAAGAAGCGCAAGGAAGTCCTTTATCTCGTAAATTTATATACTTATTAAAAATGGTTTGTGCTTCCTTTAACCAATCCTGAGTTGTTTTTAGGTCTGTCTTCATTCGTGTTTTGGTTTCCTTCCAAGTTTTCTCTTTTACCTCTGCTACAAACGCTCTAATACAATCGTCTTTTAGGCAGTATTTGTGATTGAATCTTATTGGCTCAAACTTGTCTTTGCAGTTTTTACATCTTGGCATCAGTCTAAGTTTATCGTTTCGTCAATCCATTGTCTAAATAGCAGTTGCAACTGTACTTGTTGTTCGTATATTTCATTTCGTTTTTCTCCATATACCTGTAAAACTTTGTAATCTACTTTGCGAATCTCGTCTGCAAGAATGTTTGCTTTACGTTTTAAGTCCTGCTTGAATACAAATTGGTCATTTAAGTCCTCAATGAAGTCTGCTAATACTGGAAGCACTGCTGATAATGCTACTAATTTTTTCTCTTTAATCATAGTTCTACGTTTTTGTATTTTAATTCGTGTTCTAATTCTTCAATTCGTTTTTTCAATTCTCCGTTTATATGCAAACATCGGTTGATTTCTCTTCCTTGCAATCGAAGTTCTGTTTCAAGTTCTTTAATCGCTAATTGAACCTGCTTTAAATCGTTCTCTGTGTCTTTTGCTCCCTTGATGAATGCAACTGCATCAGGCTTTCTTTCTTCTAAATCTTCTCTTGTTAGTTTCACTTTCCAAATGTTCTTTTGAATGAGTGATTTTATGTGTAGTAGTTTTAATCCGATGTCCATTAGAAATTCGTGTTTTGTTTAATACTGTTTAACTTTTGTTCAATCATAGTTAATTTCTTTGATTCGTCTTTTTGTGGAGCTGCAAATATCTTTTGGTATACATTAGGTGCAGTAATTTCCTGTTCAAAGTAACTCAATCTTTCTTTATCAAACCATATTTCAATTTTACCAATGTTCCCATTTGAACGTGGCTTAATCTTATTGAAGTATATTTCTGCAAGATTGTACGTTGGGTCTTCCCTGTGTACTGTAATCATACATTTCCCACTATTAAACCACTCAGAACCACCTTTTAAATCATATGGATTAGGAGGATTTCTTTTTCCGTTCTCCTTTTCAGTTAGTTTTGGGTGAATAATTGTATGCAAATGTAAACCATTATCCTCAGCAATTTGATTTCTGTATGGC